TTAGAGAAAAACTTCAATAACTCATCTCGTTTAGTTACTTGGGTCTGTTTACCTTTCTCTGAACTTCTTTTATCTATCTCTTTAGCATATCGGTCATTTACAAACATTACTAGACCTGTGGCATGACCCTTGGTGTCAGTGATTCTTTGACCTTCTCTTACCTTTCTATTATTATAAACATTAATGAGCATATTTAATTCTTTATTACTCTCAAGTTCTTTAAGGGTAGATGAAGCAATTTGTTTAAATAACTTACCAGCATTAGATAGGTTCATTGTCACGGCCTCGGTTTCCTTTGCCGTAAGAGTTGCAGTACCTGACAGGTCGGGTAAAGTTGCATCTACCATCCAAACACTCTTGGACTTCTTTAACTTGGGTACTATCTCTCTACCAAACTCAGCTTGCATAGTTTCAAATGTAGCACCAGTATATATTGTGTGCCATACTATACCTATCTTAGCCGATCTAATTTCTTTAGCAAGTGCAGAGTCAGCAGGGACAGTATAAGCAATGGTGTTAGGATGAAAAACCGTATAAGATACTCCATCAATTGTTTCCTTCTTTAGGTCTGAATTGTCGAACATGAAGTCGCCTTGAATGACTCCCTTGATGCCTAACTTCTGCAGTTCATCAAATGCTAGTATTAATTTCTTAGTAAGGTCACCAGAAGTATCGGCTTTAATATCTTCATGTGACTTATAAATCTTTGGGTTGGCATTAAAGATACCTTTCTTAGCAACAAAGAATGAACCATCTCTTGGGTCTTCACCTGCAAATACTGCAGGAGCGCCGTCCCACTTAACTGTTATATCAACAGATTTCTTAGAGTTACCACTTAACATATCTCTTAGACTTCTTAGAGCATTGATAGCTTGACGGGCACCCTTGACACCACCATCAAGAATTAAATCTTCAATGTGAGTCATGTGTGTATTTTTGCCTGCGGCTTCTGCGATGTGACCTGATAATGATTTCATTTACTATCCTTTATATAATTTTTTAAATTCATTTGTCATTACAGCATTGAAATTCGGTGCAGAAGTAAAGGTTCCTTTATATCTCAATATGATATTACATACAGTCATATTACCAATCATCAAATCGAACTTTAAGTTAGCCGCTGTTGCTCCTACCTCGAACGCCTGTTTAACACCCGGCGTAAATACTAATTTTGGTTTTCCCTCAGAGAACAGAGAATCCAATTGAGATGTAACCGAATCAATATTCTTATATTCTCCCTTCTCTACTACTACACCTTTCTTAGGGCCGTATTCACCGATACCTGTAACCAGAGTAAAATCAAAATCAACTTTCTTCAATTCTTTGAGATCAGCCTTAAAGATTAACTGTACTAACTGATTAGCAATAAGGTCTGAACTATTAAGTATCGTTTCGGCCATTATTTTAAATAGGGTTCTTTTACCTTTCAGCACTCTATTGATTAATGGGTTAGGAATTCTTTGAATGTATTGCTTCCAGTTCTTATTTGTGGGTTTATCTTTCTTCATATCCTGAATCATATCAGGTGATAATACCTTAAGTCTGGCTGCTAATTTAATAACATGCAAGTAGAATTCGCCAGCATCTTTCTCAATGCCTTCTCTAACCTTATTTAGTTCAGGCGAAGATGTTAACATAGTTGAGAATGCTTTGTTAATTAACGTCGGATCGACTTCGGTAGTTCTTTTCTTCTTCTTTAATGACACACCTAAGTATGATTTACCCTTTCTCAATATGAAGTCTGAAGAGTTAAAATCTTGCATACCATACTTAGTTCTTTGAAATTGTTTTACATCATTGTCCCATGCTTGGCCTGTCAGGTAAGCTATGTCCGAGTCTCCCCACCCATTATCGTGAATAGATTTAGCAGCTGAAATGGCCTGACACATATTTGAATAGTCACCTACAAGCGAATCAATCTGTCCTTGTTTGGCTCCTTTGACGTTCTTTAACTTGCTTTGTACTACTTCAATTAATAGATCCATTTCATCGGAATTTGTAGGTATCTTTAATACATTGGAGGGAAGTGTGCATAGAACAGCAGTCATTAATTCGTTCGGGTCGTCTCCAAATGAACTTTGTTTGCCTGAGGGTCTTACGTTGACATAGATATATTTACCTAGCTCATCATATTTAATGGCGTAGTCTTTTTCTTTTCTGGCGCCTGGGACTGGGCCCCTGGATAGTCCGGGATGGTCGTCGATGATTTTATTGGCTAATGCAGTAAACTTCTCTCGGTCTTTATCATCGATTAATTGTGATATTGCTAGTCTTGAGCCCGTTTGTTTCTTAGGTCTGATATCATACTCAATAGTAGAATTAATTGATCCTATTTGCCCATCAATATCTGATAATAGGTCTAAAGCAAACTTCTTTTCATTACCAGAAAAATTAAGATTGTTTAAATCTTCTTCTAGTGTTTGCTTGTAGTATTGGTCAAAACTTTTCATATTACTCTCCATTGATATAAGTATTTATAATAAAAAAAAATCTGAGTTTATAGAATTCTCGGCGTAACCTTACCCTCCTCATCTATATTAATGACTTTATGTTCTTCTAAGTAATCAAGCATCCTTCTAGCTCCTTCTTTAATACCTATCTTGTATGAGGAATAACCTATACCTACAGTGCAGAACAAGACGATCATGTATATTATTGATTCACTCATACTGATATCCTTTCAATTTTCACTTCATCGTATTTATTCACCATACCACTGACAAAATCAATGGCCGCGGCCATGGAACTAAAAATATAGTCCGCTACGATTTCAGTTCGGTCTGTTGCAGTAACTCTGAATGCGTTCATAAATTATCTCCGTTATTAAGGGTATAGTATACTATGGTATTGCGTCTTTGTCAACAATTATTTACCAATATGTTTAATATCAGTCGAGGGTATTACTTGATATGCACCTTTGTTATACGCAGGGGCAACAGTAAAATTCTTTGAAGCTTCTTGTTTCCATGATTGGTCTTGTTCGGGCTGGTACCTACTACTGCCAGTAAATGATGGGTATTTATTGTTGAATTCATCCATTCTGAGTTGAGCATAATTCTCTTCTACTACTAATGGTTGAAATTCGGGTTTTAGTTTGCGTTTTGTCTGAAGGCCGGGTGACTTTCTCTTACGGCCGGATGGGTCGTACCTAAGTGATCCGATATAACTATTCATATTGTTTCCATAATAAGTTGAGTCCGGGGTGGTTCCATTTTTATCGGTTATTTGGAGGGGATTCAGGTTACCAACCTCACCCCAGACTCTTCCCTCACTCTCTCACGGACTTCTTAATTTCCGTGCGGGTGTAGGTCACCACCCCCTACCGCTTTAATTCGTCCGGTAGGTGACGACTGCCTCGTAAACTCCATAGGAGTCTGGGCAGAATTTATACTCCTGTCCAACGTACATTATTAACATTTAGATCGAAGACATTTCCTCGAGCAAAGTTAGTAGCAGGTTTATTCCATCCTGCTGCCATCAACATATCTCCAATTTGAAAAGGTTGTTTGGTCTTATTATCAGTGTATTTTGGAGACTTCTTAACTACAAACCCTACTACAGATGATTTGCCGTCTCTGGACCTGACCAACTTCAAGTAGTTCCTACCTTCTTCAAAGGTATATGTCTCATCGCGTGCATGTTCAAACTGATCATGTAGTTGATTTTGCATAGTTAGTAGTAGTTCGTTAGTCTTTTCAATTAAGTCGTTCATAATATAAGTCCTTATCATTTAATATAGGTATATTATACTACGGCTTAACACCTTTGTCAACCCTTTTGTTCATTTATTTTACTTATATTGACTATAACTGAGCTTTATACTGTGAAACTCTCTCCACAACCACATTCTGCGGTGACGTTAGGGTTCTTAAACTCAAACCCCTCATTCAACCCTTGTCTGGTATAGTCTAGCTCAGTGCCGTCTAATACTACAGCACTCTTAGAATCGAGTACTATGGTTACATCACCAGCTGTAATTACGGTATCATCAGCTGTTGGCTTATCAACAAATTCTAATACATAAGAGAAACCATTACATCCAGAGCTCTTTACACCCAGTCGAACACCTAGAGTATCTGTTCTCTTTTCTAAATGCTTGGCAACTTGTTGTAGCGCAGAGTCTGTTAGTGTAATCATTGTTTTTCTCTATAGTTATCTATTGCAGTTTTAATAGCATCTTCGGCCAGAACCGAACAGTGAATCTTCACAGGTGGTAGAGCTAGTTCTTCGGCGATATGAGTATTTCTAATTGTATATGCCGATTCTAGGGTTCTTCCCTTAACCCATTCCGTAAGTAAACTACTAGAGGCAATAGCAGAACCACACCCATATGTTTTAAACTTAGCATCGGTTATGATTCCACTATCATCAACTAATATCTGTAGTCGCATTACATCACCACAAGCAGGTGCACCGACCATGCCAGTTCCAACATTAGTATTAGTATCATCCATAGTACCAACATTGCGTGGATTTTCATAATGATCTAAAACTTTATCGGAGTATGCCATGGCCCTTGCCTCTTATGCTATACCAATCTCGTGTTTATGGACAACTGAATTAATTAATTGTCCCCTTCTATTATATGTATATAATGTTTCCTGTTGATGCGTATCGTTTATCCGAATCACTGCTTTTATAACAGCTTCCTGATATTGTTTCTCATGTTCAGGTAGAGAACTCCATACAGCTGGAATAGGTTTTATTGAATCAATCACGAGAGCAGTCACAGTGGATACATGTGCATCCATCACTAACAAGTGATTCAAATGTATCCCACAACTTTTGGAACCTAAGATCAGAGATATACTTTAAACCTAATAATTGGTTCTGAATCTCATCACAATCTTTAGGTGTTAAATCCAAATTATCTGTGTTATGAAAAATTAAATCAATATCTTCTGACGTTGACCATGCTTCCATGATTGCTGCTTCTAAATCAAATCTATCTTTCTTCATAAAATTTTAACTCCGTTTGTATAGGGCCGCTTTTCTTAAAAAACATACAGTTGTCTGCATCTAGTTCTAGTGTAAATGTATCACCCACTTCTAAGGGGGTCTTGCTTAGTTGTACTTGATGGCTAAAGTCTGGATCGGCTTTATCATCTAGTTTAAGACCTTCATTCGTAATTGAGAATTTATAGTCCACGTATCGCATTATCGTCTCCAATGCTATTGTAAATATTGGTGTGCCCACCAGGAGTCGAACCTGGAACCTACAGCTTAGAAGGCTGTTGCTCTATCCAATTGAGCTATAAGCACTGCATTTCTTTTAATATATGTATATTATACTACAGACACATCCCTGTGTCAACACTTATTTTAAATAATATCGTCAAGAGGGAATATCTCATAGATAACTTTCCCTACTGCTTTTGCAATGTCCATATGTTCTTGTTGTGTACCATTCTCTGCACGCAGTTGAATGTAATGAATCCAAGAACGAAGTGTGCCGTTAACATACAAGCGAGACATAGTGTTACCCTCAGGTAATACAGACCTTGCCTGTTCTTTAGCGATACCTTCTTTAATAGCCCACTCATAAACTTCTCTAGCTTTATTGATTACTTCTTGTTGTTTAATATCCCATAGGTCTTGTACAACCTGTGATGCAGCATCAATACTGTTCTGTCGATTCTTAGGGTCCTGTAATCTAGCACCTCTTCGGACAAACGACATATCCTTAGTTGGATCTGCATATCTCTGAGAGAATTCTTGGAAAGAGAACGAACGGTGTCTTAGTAACTGCCGACCGATATCTCTTGTAGTGTCTATTTCTAAACATGCACTGACCATCTCTAATGGAGACCAATGCTGATGTTTAATTAGATACTTAACTAGCTTCTCGGAAGTAGCTTCATTGATTTGGTTGCCGGGGTTTGATACCCTAGCACAATATGCAACCATATGCAAGAGGTCGTCTGATAACTCGCTACCTGCAGGTGGTTGACTATATGATATAAGTTTCACATTCATCATGTTATAATTTTAGCCTTCTTTACGTACTAAAGTGTATATTCCCCAAGCTAGTCCTGCCCAAGCAAGTAGTTTAGCGATTCCTCCAAATAGAATTACTCCACCGCATATTGCGATTAAAGTAGCTCCGTCCCATGTGGTTCTTTCGGGTAGTCTATTTTTTACCCAGTCTGCTATATTACCCATATTGTCTCCTATATATTAAAGTCTGCAAACGTGTTTTTGTTTTCCCTATCACCCCACGTTGCAATTGGTTTATCGGGGATAGAACTGCTGTCACCCATAATATCGGTTTGAGCAGATTCTTCAACATCATATAACTTCATGCGGGAACGATCTACGCCAATAACAAATCTCTTGTATGTGGTTGGATCGTTATATCGGTTCTTCAATTGTTTTACCATGATCTGGCCAAGTTCTTCTAGTTCCTCTGTAGATATAAGAGCAAACATAAGATCCGCCGTTGCAGGTAATCCAAATGATTCCGAAGTGTCCTCAAGACCGACATCAGTATTACTAAATCCTGACCTAGTAGTCTGTGTTGCCGATAGAATGGGAACATTAAACTCTACAGCAAGGCCACGCATTTCCTCTGCAATGGCTTTGATATAGGTATAACTATTTATACTTCCACCCATTCCCTTCATACGACTGGATGAACAGATATTTAGGTAGTCAATATAAATCATATCAGGCTTAAAGTTCTTTTTAAGCTTTAACTCATTAAGTAATGCCCTAAAGTGACCTGTGTGAGCAGAACCAGTGGGGTATTCTTTAATGATTAGTTTACCGATAGATGCCTGTGCAATCTTTTGTATCTTAGTATCAAAGACATTCTTCGGTAGTGTTTCTAACTGCTGTATTGGTAAGTCCATAAGATTAGCATCAATACGTTCTGCAATCTTTTCTTCAGCCATCTCCATGGTGATATACAACACATTCTTACCTTGTTGTAGGACAGATGCAGCACAGTGACACATGAAAAGGGATTTACCTACACCTGTGCCTGCTAGACAGATATTCAAGGTCTTATTAGGTAAACCACCCTTTGTAATCTTGTTGAAATAGTCCAAGTCAAATGGCACTCTTTCTTCGGTTCTATTATAGAACTCGAAACGGTCATCAGAATTATCTATGTAATCATGGCCGATGGCCTGGTCAAATGAAACACCTAATGCTTTGGATAGTATCTCTGGTATAGCACCATCGGTTTGATCTGGACTCTTACCATCAATAATCTGAATTGAATCCATGATAGCATTATATACTGCTCTATCTCGGCACCATGTTTCTGTCTCAGCAATCATGTAATCTGTATCAATGTCGGTTTTAACATTAATTTCATTAACCAGCTTTGCAGCGTTATTAAGAACATCATCAGGAGCCTGAATCTTTCTCAGCTCTAACTCGAGCACTTTACCCGTAGGTAATATATTGTTCTTAGCAACAAATTTCACTATAAGGTCAAATACTGTAGTGTGAGTACCTTCAAAATACTCTTTCTGGAGATACGGTATTACCCGTCTACAGTATTCCTCATTATTGAGTAGGTGACTCAGTATGTGAGTTGGTAGTTGATTTGATATGTTCATTTGTTTCCTTCGCTTGATCATTAATTATACTTGATAGAACATCACCTAAATAGTTCTTAAATTCTTCAGAACTTTCTAGCTCATCAA